TCTATATTTAACTTTTCTTCCACTAGAAGGCAATACCAATTCATAGACAGGGGTATTAATTTTTGGTAAGGGCATAATAAATCAAATCATTATATATTATATATACGGGTTTCACCGACTTTTTATTTCATTCTGTATCTATCGTAAGCAAACTGAACATTTACCTTTACAAGATCAGCACCACCATATTGTACGGGTATTGAAGTCATTGACTTTGGAAAACAATTTACATACTCATAAGTAATACTTTTCTTTGGATCTAGATTCTTTTCAAATTTTGTAATTGTTAATACTCCAGACTTGTATCCTATCTTATTATCTCTGTTCATAGGATAGTTTAATCTTCTATAATAATTGTTATCATCAGTACGGGTGATACCTCTAAAATTATCATCACCTGCAACATAATCCATCCATCCTTCAAAAAATTTAAGGACGTTATAATCTTGATCTACGTAAAATGAGAAGTCACTATCAACATATATTCTTGTATGTGCAAACTGTTGATTGATTCCTTGATAATTATCTTTAACTTCTGATGTAGCAAATGAACTGGTAGGTAATGTAGCCTCAGCACACATTATACCAACCTTATTACCATTTGCATAATCATTAGGCAAATCATAATATTGTTGAAGATATCTCTTTAATTCAAATGATATACCTGCAATATGTACCTGATATTGGTTATTCAAAGAAACCTTACTAAGATCCATCCTAGTAAGAGTACCCATTTTATATTTTGAAATAAGTCCTGCCACTCTAAATATAGTTATATTATTATATTTCTATTTAGTGTCTTACAAAGGAAGATATCAACCAAGTAACCCATTGAAGTACAAAGGTAACTTTCGAAACATAATTTACCGTTCTTTATGGGAACGTAAATTCATGGTTTACTGTGATAAAAACGAAAACATTTTGGAGTGGGGAAGTGAAGAAATATTCCTCCCATACAGATCTCCAGTTGATAATAGGATTCATAGATACTTTCCAGATTTTTATATCAAGGTTAAAGAATCAACGGGTCATGTTAAAAAATATTTAATTGAGGTGAAACCAAAAAAACAATGCGTAGAACCTAAACCTCAAAAAAAGAAAACAAAAGGGTATATCTACGAAGTTTATGAATATGCTAGAAATCAAGCAAAATGGAAAGCAGCAAGAGAGTATTGTGCTGACCGAATGTGGGAATTTAAAGTATTAACAGAAGACGAATTAGGTATCAAGTAATGGCTGATAGAAAATTTAGTTGGCAGAAAGAAAACCCTATTGCTAATCCAGCTAAATATGCTGAGATTATGGCCGATATTGATAGAAGAAACCCAACCAAACCTGGCCAATATACGGGTTTACCTGTTCCTGCAGATCAAAAAGAAGACAGACCTACTGATGCTAAATTAAATAGATTGCGTAAAGTTGTTGATAATATGACTGGTACTGAAAGTGCAGATGATTTGATGTTAGAAGTAATGAATGCATTGCGTGAAAGTGGTAAAGTACCAACAGCAGGAAATTATTATACCTTTGTATATAATCCCAAGACACCTAATATTCAATATGATCAAAATCCTTTAGTTGCAGTATCAAATGTGTTTAGTTGGGGGTTCAAAGGACTTAACTTTCACTGGGGTCAAATGAGACAATATACATGGGATGAGATCGCTGGTGGACTATATTTGGTCACTGCTGAAGAACTTCCAGACGCACAAGAGATACCTTTTCAGAATATCCGTATAAATAGATAATAAAACTGTAATTGTTATGGCAGAAGAGAACAAGACAACTACAACAGAAAATAAACTTACCGAACAACAGCAGGGAGATGTTGTAAAAGAATATGAATCTCTGATTACTGCTAAGCCAAAACCAGCAGCTCCAGAAAAACTACCTACAGGTTTAAGATATCCATATAGTACAGTAGATAATACTCAAGATTTTTTAAAGTTTACTATTTTTAAGTATAAAAGAAGTGGGCAAATCACAAGAGATAGTAATGGATTAAAAGCAGATTTATTAGGTAATATTATTCTACCAGTACCCGCACAATTACAAGATAGTAACAATGCTAACTGGGGACAAAGCAATATGAATTTTATGGAAGCAGGTGGTATTAATGCAGCTAAAAATGTGATGGGTGGAAATATGGAAGGAACTGGTAATGAAATAAAGAATTTAGTTAATCAACTCAAAGATAATCCTTTAGTTGAAAATTACTTTGCAGCACAGGCAATTAGTGCTGTTGGAGGTAATGTTAGTGCTGCTGATGTATTAGCAAGAGGATCAGGTCAAGTATTGAATCCGAATATGGAGTTACTATTTAAAGGGCCAACTATTAGAAATTTTAGTTTTACTTTTAAGTTTACACCAAGATTTCAGAAAGAAGCACAAACTGTAAGAACTATAATCAAAGCATTCAAAAGAAATATGGCTCCAGAAGGTGCGGGTGCTGCTATGATCAAAACACCAAAAGTTTTTGAAATTCAATATCTTGGAAAAGCAGCAGATTATTTGAATAGAATTAAATTATGTGCATTGAAATCATGTAATGTTAACTACACTGCAGATGGAACTTGGGCAACATATAATGATGGTTCACCAGTTGCTATGACTATGGCTTTAAATTTTACAGAACTTACACCAGTTTACAATGAAGATTATAAAGCATATGAAGATAGTTCAGATGGAGTTGGATTCTAATGGGATATTTTAGAGAGTTACCAGATGTAGCATATCAGAATTTTTTATCTGATAGTCTCTCATCTCAAAGTTATATTGTAGTTAAGAACCTTTTTAGAAGGAATAAAATACGTGATGATTTAGAAGGTGTATTTACTGTCTTCGACAAGTATGAAATTCAAGAAGGTGCTAGACCTGATAATATTGCACAAGAATTATATGGCGATGATAAGTTAGATTGGGTTGTTTTATTAACTGCAGGAATTTTAAATGTTAGGGATGATTGGCCTCTAACTAATCAAGAATTATATAATTTCTGTGTAGATAAGTATGGTGCAGATATAAATGCTATTCGTCACTATGAAACAAAAGAAATTGTAGATGGAGATGGAAGATTAGTTCTTCCTAAAGGTAAAAGAGTTGATGGTAATTTTTCAGTTACTTATTTCTATTACAATCAGTACATAACTCCAGCTTCTGTAGATACAATACAAGGAGTTACAAATTTTGAATATGAGTTAAAGAAAAATGTAGAGAAGAGTTCTATACATATTCTTAAAAAACGTTACCTTAATCAGTTCCTTAACGATATGAGAGATATAATGGTAGTACAAAGATCTTCAAATCGTATTACTGATAAGTTGAGTAGAACGGAAAATACTAAAGTTACAGTACAATAAAAAAGGGGTCGTAAGACCCCTTTTATTATGTTTATTCTGATGCGAGTTTCGCAAAGTATGATAGTGTATCATCCTCCGCTTCTTCATCAGCGGCTCCAACACTTACTGGTGCGGGAGTTGAAGAAACTGCGTCAGCAACAACTTGTTCTGCCTTGTTTAGGCCTTCACTTAAGTCTTCTAAGTCTTCATCGAATGTAGGACGTGCAGAAGTCTTGTTACCTAATACGTAACCTAGACGCTTCTTCAAATCTTCATATGATTTGAATTGATCAGCACCTACAAATTCTTGAAGTGATGATTGCTTCTTCCATAACCCTTCCATTGCTTCATCATCGTCTAATAATGGACTTTGAGCAGCGAACTCGGAAGAATCATAGTTTCTGTAACCTGCAACGTTCTTAGCCTTCAATTTGAAGTTAGCACCTTGCCAGAAATCAAATGGATCAATTGCTTCCTCATCTTCAAACTCAGGTTGCATTGCTGCAGTTAGTTTATCAAAGATCTTCTTACCATATTTGAATAAGAAAGTCTTACCTTCGTTCTCAGGATTAGCAGGATCCTTCACAACATAGATGTTACTAATATAAGTGAGTTTACGTTTCTGTTTTCTTGCAGTATCTTTACCTGCGTCTGTTCCATTGTTCCAGAGTTGGGTATTGTACTCAGAAACAGGATCTTTTTGACCAAGAGTAGTCAAACTGTTTTCGATATACCAACCACCAGGCCCTTGGAAGGCATGAGAGTATAGTTTTACGAATGGTAGATCCTCACCTTCTGGTGCAGGTAGAAATCTAATAACAGCATAACCGTTACCTGATTTATCTACGTCTAATTTCCAAAGACGGTCATCGCCTGATGCACCGTTGTTATTCATTTTCTCAACTTCTTTAACTAACTTTGCAGTTAATGAGCCAAGTTTGGATTGTTTTTTTAAGTCTGCGAAAGACATAATTGGATACCTCGGATTAATTTGGATTAATTTGGATGTTTAGATTATACCATACATTGACTTAAATGTCAAGATGGTCTTTCATTTTTTGAATGGTTTTACCCATCCCCTTGAATAATGTAATTATATCAGTACCTTCTGGGAAACCCAACATGGTAAGTGATTGTTCTAAATTCTTTTTCATCTCTTCAGCTGCAGGATCATCAGACAAGGATAATCTTGTGTACATGACCTTTTGCTTTTCAAGTAAAGAACTTAATTTTTCAACGTGTTCCATCTTTTCCTCATCGGGCATTTTATTAAAATTCATCAATGTACCATAAACTTCTTGTTGAAGTTCATTGATTTCTTTAAGTTCCTCTCTTACAAGAGGTGAATCAAAAAATTCACTCATTGATAATGTCTCTTAATACGTTTTTATAATGGAATACATTAATATTTATAAAGGGAATGTACTTTTTTATCTTTAAACTGACGGATTCCCACACTGGATCTTTTAGTTTCTTATCAAAGTTTTTTGCGAAAGAAAAGACTTTTTCCAGTATCGTAAGCGTTTCTAAACTTATCTCTCCACCCAGATACTTTTTTAGTAATGGTGGATGGCCCTTCGAGCAATCGAATACTTCTTCTAAGTTGTTTTCGTATATCAATTTCTCTACTTGTTCTTTGAATAAGTAAGTCAAACTCTGTTTGCGTCTTTTCCAATCTGCGTAGTTTCTTTCTCCAGAATTGATAATTTCTCCAATCCATAAGTTTTGTGGGTTATCGGTTGTTACAAAGTTTGCTAATAAGAAGTTTACGACTTCTTCGTCAGAGTATTTTCTGGATGTCTTTTCAAACCAGTATTTGTCTTTTCTTTTGTTAAAGGCACTCATTGTAGCCCTTGACTTACCACCATATTTTATAAAGTCATACTTAGGGTTAGTAAAATGACTTTTCATTGAAAGATAAGTTTGGTAAGTTTCAAATGGTGTCACTTTCATTTAATCTCAATTTCCATTCCATTAAAAGATCTGTAATGACCTATTCTACCAGCTGGAAAAGTATTAACCACTAGACTATATCTATCATTAAAATCATTACTTGGTCTTACTTCATGTTCCAGATTAGAAGGAAATAAACTTAGAGTACCTGCTTTTGCACGTACTTTATGAGTAATTTCACGAGAGTCATCCATACTCCTAACAGTTACCAATGGGTGATTTTCCAATTCCCATATACTATTCTGATATATTGTAGTGCCTGTAGGTGAATCCGTCAAGTAAAGAACACCACTTATATAAGAATTGGTATGAAAATGTCTTGGTTGGTGTGTATTATATGTGGTGACTACACCCCAAGACTGAGTAATATCTATACGATCACACTGCAAATTTCTTGCTATTTTTACCTCATCTAAACATGCAAGTATCCAATTCATAATAGGTGCATACTCAGGTCTGAGATTCAGACGGGCATCTTCAGTCATCCCCGAAATCTGATAAGTTGTAGAATGTTCTTGATGAAT